TGCAAGTGTTGTGCCTAAACCTGCAAGTTTTACACCTTTAATAAATTTTACAAACTTTTGAATACCCAATGTTGCTAATATACCTTCAGTAAGACCACCTTCACCATCGAGCAATCCACCTTTATCTTTTTTCTTACCACCAAGTAACTCATTTGTCAATTCACTTTCTATTAATATTTTTTCTAATATTTCACTTGTGGTTTCAAACTGTGTATCAGACTCTCTTTCTTCTTCTACTCTTTGTTCTTTATTTGAAAACAAATCAGGTTTAGAATCTATACCCATTATACCAGCAGTAACTTGTTTGGCAGTTGTTTCTGTTTGTTGTAATTCACTAGGTGTTTCTAACACACCCGCATCACCTTCTTTTCTACCTAATCTTGCCTCTCGTTTTCTTAAACCTCTTTTTATTCTCAATGCTTCTGACTCACCTTCTTCTTCAGCACGTATTGCTCTTTCAATTCTTTTACCTATGATCGGTATTCTTGTAACACCTAACCTGGCGGCCAATTTTAATGGTTTTAATTCTTTCTTCAAATCTCTAAATGCAAATTTTAGTCTTGTAGAAACGCCCAAAACTTCACCAAGTCTTTTATTTGTTTCACCTACGGTTGCCTTTATAAAAGCAATCTCTTGTTTGTTTAAAACACCTAAACCTTCAAACTCTTGTATTTTCTTTTCCGTAGAGTTTTGTAATTGTAAAGCCTCGTCATATTCCATACCTTTGATACTATCAAGGTCAGCAATAGTGTAGTTATCAACAAAGTTAATAACCTCTTGTCTTATATTTGCCTTGTCTAGTTTATCTTGGTTTTGATAACCTGCCTTTTTAGATACTGTATCAATATATTCTTGTAATGAATCTGATATAGCAAACTTCTCGTCATCCTCCATCTTTTTTTGACGTTCAAGGATAACTTTGAAATTAGGTCTAGGTTTTTTAAACTTTACTTTTTCTTCAGCCATTGTTTATTATTTTTTTGTTTCTATCTTACTAGGTTTACCATTTACATACAAACCAAACCAAGCTGCACCAGCACCAACAACTACAGATACAAAACCTGCCTGTGCGTTGTTTGGTTCAGGTAGTGCCATAAACCATTGCATAGTCATATAGAAAGCATATCCATATAACAACATGAATACTCTTGGTATTAATCTCCAGTTTGACATAAACTGTGGTACTTCATCTCTTAAAAATACCCACACGTTTTTAATTATATTTTTTCCTGTTTCTAACATTATGTTCTCCCTCTTTGTTTTTCTCTTATTTTCTCATTTTCTTCCTTTATATGTTGCATAAGCATTTCAACATATATTTCCCTCTCCCACGGTAACATTTCTTCTAATTCACTTAACGAATATTTATGGTATTGCATTAAAGCAAAATTCGTTCTATAATAACTTTCAAGCGACTCGTGTAAGAGGGTTACTGAAAAAAATCAGAAGCCCCTTGTAATAATAATGTAAACTCTTTACCTGATTTAGGATTATTGTATTTAATCAAATGAGATACAATTGGTAAACTTTCAAAGTATTTTCTTATCATACCAAACTGTTTTGTTGTCAAGTGTTCAACAAATTCATCCAGTTCTTCTTTTGACAAGTCATTAGCTTCAAAAACTTCTTCACCATTGTAAATTTGAGCAATACAATCTCTCACTAAATTATATGACAAATCTAATAAAGTCTTTTTATTAGATATGTGGTTGATAGTAGGCACTTTCATAATTACACCATAACCTGGTTCAAATTCAACTTTTGTTTCAAACTTTTTATTTAAATCAGGTTTCACGTCTTCTATCTTTAACTGATAGTCAACTGTAACTGTATCGTCATCTGGACACTTTAGTTTCATTTCTATTGTTTCACCAACAGATTTACCTCTTATATTTAACCAAAGATATTCAAAGTCATATACAGGTAACTTTGTTACATCTATCTTCGATAGTGTACAGTTTTGAACAATTTTAATTAAAGCATTGTTCATCTCACCTTCATCTCTACTCTCAACAGCCATTAATAATATTTTTTCTTCTTTAATCAAAAACGGTCTATACTTAATATTGACATTGTTTGATAAAGTCAAATCATATTCAGGCACTCTCAAAAATGATAAACTCATTATTTACTCCTTTATTAATAAAATATATCTCGTATAATTTTAGGGTCTGGAAGACCTTTCGGGAATACACGACCACCCGTTACTCTGCCTATAGGCAAATTCTTTTTAATTGTTTCATACACTTGTCGACCAGCTCTACCTATTTCATTACCAATACCAAAAGGTAAGTTATCTAATAAATTACCTTGTATTGCTGTTGTATTAGTTCTATATTCAAGTCTGTTTAAAGTATTAAATTCCTCAGTATTATCTTTTGCTAAAAAGTTCCATGCTGTTGTAGCGTAATTTCTATACGTAAATGTAACACTTGTTTTAACAATTTGATTTACTGCATCATAACTTAATGGTGTAGCTGCTATAGTTTTAGGCCAAACTTCATACATTTGTACTTGATATGATGAAAATCCTGAAGTATCACCTAAACTTTTTCTTATTTCTTGTCTATCTCTACCTGGATCACCACTTGGTGTAAAGTTAGATAATGCTGCCATAAACGTCTTTGTTAATGGTGTAATTGTAATCATACATGGTGTAGCATAGTCATCATAGTAACCTACGTTATGACTAATAGGATCTACAATTGAGTTTTGCCACGCCTCAAAAAACAATCTTTCTTCATAATTTATACTTGTATAAAATTCTAATGTTACCTCATCATATTGAACATTTTTTGCTATTGCTCTTTTAGGACCGTAATATGTTTCGTTAACATCATCTGTAATAGTTTTACCTGGAATAGAAACATTTGAACAAAATATATCCATTCTTAATTGTAAATTTGTTTTTATAGCATTTGAAAGTTTAGCACTTTTATCAAGTCTTGCTGCTTGATTTTTTGATTGCGTGTCGTTGTAAACAGCTGTATCTCCCAATACATTTCCTTTAGGACCATCTACTGTAACTAGAAACTGTGTTGGTCTAGCAAATCCACCTGCTTGTGTAATACCTGATCTAAACACATTATAAACTGAATTATAATTAGATGTAGCATTGTTTGCTGATATTCTATTGTTAGTTTCTCTTACGCTGAATTGTGGTTTAGAAGGTGGTATACCTAAACGTATATCTAAATCACCTATCTTTTTACCGACACTAATTAATGACATTAAATAAATCTCCTACTGTCTGAATAAACTTGTGCTTCACTTGCCTTTTTAAATCTTTGTACAGGTAAGTATATAGCAACTGCAGCTTCATCTGCATTTATTCTTAAAAATCCTGTTTGTACATATGAATACAAATACTTTTTAATTGTTGGTTTTACAATTTTTATATTTTTTACATCATCATAAGTTACATCAAATTTTGTTTTACTATCAAATCGTTGATCCGTAGCAGTTGCCTGCATACGTTCTAATAGTCTAAATCTCAACAACGGTGGTAGATAGTGAAAGTTCATACCCATAAATCCACCTGATATTGGTTCTAATGGCAACACTAAAGGAAATATATCGTAGTACGGTAAAGTCTTTCTAAATTTAGGGTTATATCCAAATAAGTTCAATCGTCCTACACTAGGTCTACCGTTAAGTTTACCTTGTCTAAACAACTGTCTAGCAGTAGTACCACTAGCAATCTTATTTACTTGTGTCCTATACCATGTAGCCGATTTATCTATATCGCCTGCTTTTTGTTTGATTGTATCAAATACGCTTGCCATACTACTATTTATAGTGCTATAAATAAGGTTATGAAGAAATTGAAGAAGTTAAGCAATCCAGACAAACGGCCATATTCAGGTATGTTTAAACCTTTAAACCCACAAAAATATAAAGGCAATGTAAACAATATTATTTATAGGTCTAGTTGGGAGAAACGTTTTATGGGCTACTGTGATAAAAATAAAGACGTGTTGGAATGGGGCAGTGAAGAAATAGCGATTTACTATCGTTCAATTGATAATCGGTCACATAGATACTTTCCTGACTTCTATATGAAAGTAAGACAATCAAACGGTACATTTAAAAAATTCATTGTTGAAATTAAACCAAAAGCACAAACTCGTAAACCTAAAAAACCTTTACGTGAGAGTCGTACATATAAAAACGCATTACTAACTTATGAGAGAAATAGAAGAAAGTGGTCTACGGCGTATGCATGGTGTTTAAAACGAGATATGAAATTTGTCATACTTACCGAAGACCACTTAAAGACTTTTTAAGCAGCTTTTAATAATTGAGTAAAGGCCTTTTTGTTTTGATTATATTCTTTTTTAAATTGTTCAACTGACATTTGTCCCATTGTTCTATTTAAAACTCTTTCAACCAAAACAATATTCTCAACACAATCTGTGCTTTCTGGAAAAATATATTTACCTAAACCGATAGCAACTTTATGAGAAAATTCTAAAACTGTTTCATCCTCATATTCAATACCAGTTACATAAGAAACTAACTTTCCATTTTCATTTCTATGTGCTTTTTGAATTGTTATTTTCATATCTTTAGTTAAACTATTTCTAATATCCTTAACTATAATACCAATTTCAGATAAACCATAATCGTCTTTTGTTTTATCTAAAATTCGTTCTAACATTTCTTCAACACACCAAGCAAATGCTCTCACATCTTCTTTACCTGCATAATTATTAAAAGCAGAATTTACTGACCTTATAGATACAATATCATTTCTGTTTAACACTTGTGTTTGATTTATAATACTATCATCTTCTTGGATATTCACATAAGCATTATGTATTTTTTGTGCAAATTTTTTAGAATTAATTTTAAAATTACCATTAAATCTACTTTTCAATTCTAAAATTATAAACAATAGTATTCTTATCATTACTGGTGTATATTTAAATTTAATTTTTTTATTTTTATCTAAAAGTTTTAGTTCTTTTATCAACTCTAAAACTTTTGAACAATTATCTTCAAATATACTTACAATAGTTTCTGACAACTCTTCCTCTTGCACATATCTTACTATTGATGAAGTTGAAAGTTTAGACCACTGCCTAATAGGTTTAATATGTTTACCATCTAAATTAGCACAAGCATAAAACATTTTTAAGCCTTCTTCAAATGCTGCTTGATTTCCACCATCAACTTGAATATGTTTAAATGGAACAGATACATCACCGTATTTTGACACGGTTCTACTATACTCAAATAGAGGTAGAATATCTTTATTATCAGAAACATTGATACCTAAATTAAAATTAGGTGTACATTTATTTCTTATATATTCAGCAACTGGTTGAGTTGAAGTGGCCAATTTTGTATATTCAGTTGGTTTGGCTATTGTGTTTATGTTTTTAAAAACAGATGAAATTAATTTATCTGAAGTTTCAGGATTGTAAACAGTAAAGGTAAGTTCATAATTCATAAACAAATCATAAATTTCTTTATAATCATTTTTTAAATCTTTAACTGTTTTACCGATTAATTTTCTATAAACTTTTTGATTATTAGAGTCTGTTAATTCTTTTAACAATTCTCTAGTATCAGTATCTTCAATTTCTTCGAATGATGGAAATTTAACATAATTCATTATTATAGAAAGAACAAATGAGGAAGTTCTACCTCCACCATCTCTATTTTCATATTCAAATGTTGATAATCCGTTAGTTAAGATATTAAAAGAATCACTTACTTTTTCCTTTAATTTATTTACCATAAATTTTGGCATATCAATACCAAGTAAAGGATATAGTAAAATTTGTTGTTTTTCTTTATAAGATTTGTTGTTAATCCTTTGACCTTTAGGTGTAGGATTGGTATTGCCTATTGTTATTTTTTCATTTACATTATCGACAAAGTTTTCTAAGCCTAAAAATTGACCTAATGTTATTATTACTGATTTAAACTTTTTCATATATTCTCCTTTTATTTAAGTTATGAGTCTATTTCGACTCTATATAAGTTAGTTTATCTTATTAATATATCATAAATTAATGCTTTTGTCAAGCACTAAAAAGGTCTATATTTTACTGTATTTTAAAATGAGAACAAAAAGAGAACATTTGTGGGTGCCTAATTAAAGGCACCCTTTTTGAGAAAGTGAGAGAGATAGATTAGGAATCGTCCTCAGCAAGTTTACTAAAGTACGATAGGTCATCGCTATCGTTGGACGATTCAACTTCCTCTACTGAATTGTTAGAAGACGTTGGTATGTCATTACTGACAGGTGGGAGGTCAATATCTTCTACAGACTCAGTACTTCTTTGTCCAGTAAGTGTCTTATTCAGTTTCTCTTTGAGTTCATCATAAGATTTAAAATTACTTGGATCAACGAAGGGCTTTAGAGCATATTGAGATTTCCATATTTTGTCAATCTCCTCATCAGTAGGTTTTATTCTACTTGGTTGCTCAAATTCAGATTTATCATAATTCCAATAACCATCAACTTTTCTGATTTTTAGTTTAAAGTTTGCACCTTCCCAAAAATCAAATGGGTTAACAGCCTTTTCATCTTCAAACGCTGGGTTCATTGCTTCTGTAATCTTATCAAAAATCTTTTTACCAAATTTAAATAAAAATACTTTGCCTTCGTTTTCAGGATGTTTTGGGTCTGATACTACTAGAATATTTGAATAATAAGATAACTTTCTTTTTCTTTTTCTAGCAATTTCTTTATCAGCTTCTATACCAGTATTCCATAGTCTAGTGTTTTCTTCACTAACAGGATCTTTTTTGTTTAAAGTTGTTAATGAGTTTTCAATATACCATTGACCACCAGGTCCTTGAAACGCATGATTCCAAACTCTTTGCCATGGCATATCTTCACCTTCAACTGCTGGTAAAAATCTTAGCACGGCATAACCATTACCTGATTTATCAAGTTCAGGTTTCCATAACCTATCGTCTTGGTATTTGTTTTTCTTTTCTGGTTGTTCGATTGTGTTTTCTAACTTCTTTGTTAGTACGTCAAAATTTGATTTTGACTTCTTTAGGGCTTCTAATGCACTTGACATTGTATGTATCTCCTTGTATATATTGTTGTACGTATTTGTATTAATGTAAGTATAATATTATTTATACTTCTTTTTCTTATCATTAATAACTTTTTTTACCTTTTCTATAAAGGTAGAAAATCTGTCTAAAATTTTATATAATATTTCATCAAACATAATCTTATTATAACAGATTTAACTCAATCTGTCAAGCAGTTGTGCCTGGCTAATATACTCTAAGTTTATATCTTCTTGTGCTGTAAACACGTCTATTTTACGGTTTGTAGGACTATCGTTCAGTTCTTTATTTACTTTGTAAAACTTAATTTTAGGGTTTAACTCCATTAATCTTTTCCATTGTAACTCCCAATTACCTGATGGTGTAGGTTCAAATTCTGAAGCAACATAGTTGTCTGTACTTTTGTACATATTATTAACTGTATTTGTATCAGATACTAGATCATGGCCTAACATGTAAATCTCATCTGGTTTTTCTAGTTTTGAAGCAATGTAACCTGTTGTAGGTCCACATGCCCAACCATCATCAACACCGTCTGGTTCACACTCTCTTATGTCATAAGATTTATCTGGTTGTTTAATCCAAGAAACAT